TGTTGGAACCGGTGCGTCCCCAGTTGATGAGGTCCCGGATGGTCAGGCGGCGCAGCCCGGGGGCAATGATGCCGGGCACGCGATCCGGCACGATGAGGTCACCAGCCGAGCTCGCGCCCTCGGTGATCTTCGCATCGACCTTCATGCGGAAGACGCCCTGGGGCCGCTGCTGGAAGGCCTGGAACTCTTCGGACGCGGTCACCTGTTCGCCCACGGTTTTCGCGCGCGCCGGCTGGCCACCGCCACCCTGCTCGAGCTTGGCCATCAGCTGCTCGGCAGTCGCCAGACGCGCCTGCAGCTCGCCCTGCTGGGTCAGCAGCTTGTCGACCTGCTCTCGCGTCTCGGCCGACATCTTGCCGCCGGCCTTGATCTCGTTCATCGCCTTCTCGGCGAACGACTTCACCTCGTCGCTGATGCGACCGAGCTCCTTCTCGATCTTCTCGGCGTCGACAGCCGCCACAGGGGCGATCAGTAGGCCGGAGGCCGGGTTGGCGAAGACGGCATACAGCGATGCCGTCACGTCGACGCCGGCCCAGGCGGCACCGGCAGTCACAGCCAGGCCGATGACGACCAGGCCGATGAGGGTGGTTTTCTTCATGAGAATTCTCCTTAAAGCAAGTTGGAAAGGCGGAACCCGGAAAGGGACTGGAAAACGCGGGCAGCGCCCGCTTGGCCGGTGGGATCGCCCTCACCGGGTTCGGTGGGATCGCCCTCACCGCTGCCGGCGGGATCGCCCACGCCGGACTTGAACTCGCTGATGAGGCACATGGCCTCGCTCTTGGGCATGCCGCTGGCACGCAGTGCGGCCTCGAGGCGTCGCACCGCGGAGGCACGCGCCTGGCTGCCCTTGGTCTCGACCTGATCGGACGGCAGCAGCTCGTCGGCGAAGCCTTGCTCCACCGCCGCGCTGCCGCCGATCCACGACTCGGCATCCATGAGCTTCTGGATCGTCTTGACGTCCTCGGAGGTACGCGCGGAGTAGATGTCGGCCATGGCCGCATCGAAGGGCTCCAGCCAGTCCGCGATCTCGCGCAGGTCCAGCCGGTTGCCAATGGCCAGAACCCAGCCGTTGTGCACCATGAAGAAGCCCGCGCGCGAGATCTGGATGGTGTCTCCGGCCATCGCGATGACCGAGGCGGCAGAAGCGGCCAGGCCCATCACCTTCACGGTCACTTCGCCTTCGTGCTCGCGCAGGAGGTTGTAGATGGCGAGCCCCTCGAAAAGGTCTCCACCCGGAGAGTTGACGTGAACCGTCACTGGCCCCTTGCCGAGAGAACGCAGCGCGCTGGCAATCCGCTTGCTGGTGACGCCCTCGCCCGTCCAGTAGTCCTGGCCGATCACGTCGTAGATGCTGATCGTGCGATCCTCGCCATCGGCCGCTGCGCGCAGGCCAGGATTCCAGCGCTCAAACGCGCGCGGAAGGATCTCGGTGCGCAGGCTGGCGCTCGGGCGGCCGGCGGGGGCGCCCGGGAGGTTCCTCAATGACATGGTGGTCTCCTGGCCTTACTCGGCCTCGGTGGATTCGTTCAGCCAAGCGCGAAGGGCTGCCTGGGCGCGCTGCGCGTCGTTTGCCTTGCCGATGTCGTCCAGCGGCACCATCGCCGACTGAACGGTGAGCACTGCGGCGTTGCCGCCCATCGGCTCCTGGTCTTCGAGCCCGCGCACTTGGTCGCGCGTATAGATGCCGTTGTTGACCATCGCTGCGTAGAACTGACCTCGCGCGGCGCTGTCGGCGCGCAGCAGGCCTTCGACCGCGAACTTCGGGTAGAAGCGCGCGCGGTCTGCCGGCGTCATCAGGTCCTTGCTGATCGCCTGCTCGATGCGCTTGAGCCACGGCGCCAGGGTGAAGGTCAGAAAGCCGATCATCTGCTGCTCGATGCCGGTGCCCCAGCTCGTCGACTTCTCGGCGTGGCCGACCATGAACGGCGGCACGCGGAACCAGCGGCACACTTCCTCGACGCTGAACCCACGAGACTCGAGCATCTGTGCGTCGTTCGGATTGATGCCGATGGTGTCGACATCCATCTCAGCCTCCAGGATCGCTGGGTCGCCGGCGTTCACGACCCCCGAGATCTTCTTGATCGCCTCGCGGGCATCCTTGCGCTGGTCTGCCTTGAGAAGCTTCGGGTACTTCCACACCGTGGTAGGCATCAGGCCCTTCTCGAACGTGCTTGCCGCTGCCGAGTCGGCCGCCAGGGCGGAGCCGAACACACGCGCTCCGTAGGAAACCACCGAAACCCCCTCAATCCCATCCAGCGTGAACCCGGGGATGTTCCAGATGCGGCTTGCTGGGATCTCGCGCTGCTGCCCGTTGTCCTCGGTGTAGCGATACTCCCGCTGGCCGTTCACACCGCGCGAGATCACCAGACGAGAGGGGTTCAGGAACCTCAGCCCGACCAGGCGCTCACCCACCATCAGCTTCTCAGCACGAGCATTCCCGCGCAGCAGCATGGCAGCCACGGTGGCTTCCCAGTGCGTCGCAGCCGTGCTGTCAACGTTCGGCTGGTCGTGGATGATGAAGTGCAGCGGGTGTTGCGGCGCGGCTCGTCGTCCTCGGCCCGTCTTCTCGTACATCGACAGCGGCAGCGTAGCGATCGTCTCGGAGATCAGCCTGGCGCAAGCCCACACTGCCGAGATCGTCAGCATCGACTGCGGCGTGACCGACACACCGGCCACCTGGTTTCCAAAGAGCTCGCGCCACGGCGCCGGGTCGGTGAGCTCGAGCGGCACACCCAGCCAGCGAAGTACAGACGCCTGCACCCAGCCGATCCGGGGTTTTGTGGTTTGCTTCATGCGGTCACCGGGTCAGCCAGGAAGTCCGACAACGACGCGGCGCCGTCGGTGTTCAGCATGGCGCGGCCCATCGCCAGGATCGCGGCCAGCGCGGCATCGATCTTCTTTTCGGGTCGATCGCCATCCTTGCGCGGGAAGATGTTGTCGTTGCGGTCGGGCTTGACGGCCACATTGCTGAACATCCACACCGCTGCTTCGTTGCCGTCATGGTGGAAGCGGCCCGCATCGATCAGCGCTGCGATCTGCTTCATCGGCTCGCTGAGGTAGCGAACGTTCTGCGGCACGTCGATCACCGTGAAGCCATCCTCCTGAAGCACAGGGGCGATCTCGCGCGAGCCCCAGGCGTCCATCGCGATCTCCTCCACCACCACGTGCTCGGCGCTCGCTTGCACCTCTTGAAGGATCTGCCGCAGGTTGATCATGTTGCCCGGAGTTGAGATCAGCGCGCCCTGAGCCACGAAGGCCTGGTAGTGCTGGTTCTCGGCCCGCTCCACGGTCGCTGAGGGCAGCCAGTTCCGCGTGAACAGGTAGTAGTGCCACTCGTCCTTGAGTTCGCGACGGAACAGCCAGGCGGCGCTCGCGATGTCCTGCTTGCTGGCCAGGTCCAGACCGATCCAGCACTGCTCGCCCCTGAAGTCCTCCATCCGCAGATTGCGATCGGCGGCCTGCATGAGTCGCTCAAGGTTGAGCCAGGGGCTCGCAGCGTTCACCCACACGTTCAAGTGCTTCGTCTTGAAGACCGCCTGCTTGCGCGGGTCGCGCACCGCCTCGGCCTGGTCGGCGATCAGCTTCTCGGTGTCGATCGACACGCCCAGGCCCGGGTTGGCCTTGTGCAGCGCCGCCGGGTCGGTCCAGTCGTCGCCCGCGTCGATGGTGTAGATCACACCGAAGCGCTGCTCGTCCACCACCGCGCGCTCGAGCACCTTCTGCAGCTCGAGCTGGTGGTTGAAGCACGGGCCACCGATATCGCTGCCAGCTGTAGTGATCGTCAGCTGCAGGGGTTGAGACCGCGCGCCCATGCCGGTCCACATGGTGTCGTACAGCTCGCTGGTGCTGTGCTCGTGGTACTCGTCAATGATCGCGCAGCTGGGTGAGGCGCCATCGCCGGGCTTACCGATCACCGGCTCGAACTTGCTGTTCGTGTCGATCACCGCCAGGTTCGAGACGTTCGGGATCACACCGAACTTCGCCCTGAACTCCTGGTTCGCCACTGCCATCAGCCGCGCCGGCCGAAACACCTCATGCGCCTGGTCGCGCGAGGTGGCGCCGCTGTAGACCTCTGCGCCGTGCTCACCGTCGAAGGCCAGCATGTACAGCCCGATGACGGCCGCTATCGTGCTCTTCGCGTTCTTTCGCGGCACAAACACGTCCGCCTTGCGGAAGCGACGCTTGCCAGTGGCCTGGTGCACCCAGCCGAAGATGCTCGCCAGCACGAAGACCTGCCAGGGCTCGAGCTGGATGGTTTCACCGCGAGCAGCCCAGTCGCCCTTGATGTGCGGCATCAGTTCGGCGAAGCCGCAGATCCGCTTGACGGGCCAGTAGGTCTTCCCGGCCACGTCCGTGAGCTGGGGGTTGAAGACGTAGGGGAAGCCGTCGGTGCCGGCACGCTCCAGGTCACGAACATGCCGCTCACAGGCGAGCCGGATCCACTTGCACGCGGGGATGGTGCGCTCGAGCACATCCCTCGCGTACTGGTGCGCGATCTCGGCGTAGTCCTTCATGGTTGGTCAGATGGCCCCGAAGCCCGTGGGTTTTTCTTCGCCTTCGCCGCCGAAAAGCGTGCGCTGCAGGTGGTTGCTGGGGTTCACCCGGCCGCGTGACGACGGGCTCATCCCGAAGTCGGCCAGGTACTTGTTGACTTGCTCCATCGCCTTGTTCGCGATCACCCAGTGCGGTGAATACGTCATGTGGCCATTCGGGGTCAGCACCGTGTAGCCATCCCCTCCCGTGTATGCCTCTCCCCTGGCCTCGGCCTCCAGCCGCTTCTGCTCAGCCAGCGCCGCGGCACGCTTCAGCTGGTTCTCGGCCCACACCCAGCGGGCCCAGGCCTGGCAGTAGAGCGACAGTGCCCCGCGATCGAGCTTGCTGATCAGGCCATACCGCTCGAGCTCCGGCGTGATGCGCTTCCACTCCTTGCGTGCCTCAGGCAACAGATGCTGCGGACAACCCGGCACCTCAATCTCAGGCTGCAGGTCGTCCATCAACTGTGACGAGGGCAGCTTGCTCGGGTTGCCACGCAGCCGATGCACGTTCGACGGCAGTGGCTTCGGTCCGCGCTGGCCCATCTCAAACCTCCTGGTGGGGTACCCCCCTCCCCAAAACTCCCGCACGCGAAAAAACGACTTGGCGGCCGGTTTCCGCTGGGGTGTCTTCAGAC